ATTTATTAACGATGATATAATTTCACATATTGCCTTATTATTAACAACGCTCATACCTGCTTTTTACATAAGCTATCAAAGTGCAAGTGATGGTTTTTTTAATATAATGGCTATTTTTATTTTTTCTTATTTTGCAAGCATTATCATAACTGCTATTTTAGTGATGATTATGCCACCCATTGCTTTATTGCTTATTTTACCCACTTGGCTAATTGTAATAAGTTTAGATTTTATTCTTTTTGCTATTTTAAAAATTTATTTTTTGAAAAATAAAACAATCAAAAACTCTTAGCCTTTAAAAATTCTTTTGAAATTTCCAAAGCTTCTTCAAACTCATCTAAGCTTAAATCTAAAACTTCATTTAATCCCCAATGTAAAGTATGACTTATAAGAGCTACAGCTTCTAAGCTATAACTCCTGCTTCTACCAAAAAATCTTTAAGAGCGTCCTGTAAAGCTTTAAAGTCCTTAAGATTTAAGTCTTCGATTTCACTTTCTTGCTTATTAGTAAGTGTAGCTATCATACAAATAGTTTGCTCCATTTCTTTTTCACTTTTATTAGTAGCGTTTTTTAATACACGCACATTTGGTTCTCTCATTTTTAATTCTTCGCCATTTTCAAGTTTGATTATTTTTTCTTTCATTTTTCTTTCCTTTTTTTTAAAAAACAAAGCAAAGCTTATGCTATTGCTTTGCTATATAAAGCCCTAAGGCAACTTTTTTACTTTTAAACACCGATTAATTAGTGTTTAAAGGGTTAAATTACTTCTTACATCACTCATCATATCCACACCATTTATCATTAAAATAGTGTTTTTATGATCGTAGGTAATGATAGGAATGTTATTGCGGCGTTGCATATAAAAATGAACTGCCATTTTAATTTCAGCTTCCACCTCTTTTCCACTTTCATGATCGCTTTCACTTATGCTTATAAACTCTCCTAAAAACTCAGCACTAATACCATAGTTTTTTCCGCCTTTGTGAACACTTTCTCTAAATAATAAAGGAGCTTTAATCTCGCTAAAAGTAGTATGAAAGAAAGCCGCATAAAGCACAGGATCAACAACGGCTAATTTAAAGCTAATTTCTAAAGGCTTTAAAACCCCGCTACTATAATTTGCTCCTAAAACTCCTTTGGTTTCAATCATCTCTTGTTCTATGTCAGGCAATTTTAAATTTCTAACTACCCCAAGATAACCTTGTCCATCTATGTAAATGTTACCTTCTTGTATAACTTCACCAATCATTCTTTTCATTTTTAATCTCCTTTTAAAATTTATTAACTATCTGCACTAATAGTTTTAATCAAATCACTTGCCCACTCATCAGAGTAGATAAACTCTAAAGTGATTTGCTTAACGATTGGATTATTCATCATTTTTATATTTAGATAAAACTTACCAGCACTCACATTGGCTTCTGTGTTTCTTTCTTCATCCCAGCTTACCTCATAGCCAATTAAAACCTTAGCTCCTTTTAAATCTCTTAGCAATTCTTCAATGCTGATTTTTATAAAATATAATTCACTTGCTTTTTTATCAATAGCTTTAAAAGCTGCTTTTTGTCCTGCTAGGGCTATACGATCAAAAGTTCTTACACGAGCTAAATCTTGCCAAATCGTATCTTCATGGCTAGTTTCCCCACCCCAAGA